CCGCACGATGACCATGCCTGGTGGCGTGCCGGGCAGCGGTTTGGGTGCCTCCAACAGCTCACCCCGCGGGGAGCCTGCGATGGCTTGGCGTACCTCTGCCACAGTGAGCGCGTCCAGGCCATCGAATGGACCCAGGCCGTTGGCGCCTGGATCGTTCTCGATGAGGATCAGCCGAGTAGCAGGGTCCGACCGCACTTCGGACATGATTCCCCCTTCGGGTGTTCTTCGTTGCATGGCCCGCAGGTCTCCTTCTGGAGGAGCTTGCTGATGATCTGCTTCACGACCTCGTGCGTCTCGGCGGGGTCAACCTGGGGTCGCTTGCCCTTGTACACGCGCTCCCAACCCTCTCTGTAGGCTGGCGTCGTCGGCATGGAGCGAATGGTCACGACCCCTCCCAAAACGACGGAGTGCCGTTCCTGGTAACCATCGATCCGCCGACGGCAGCGGCCACAACCGCGCCCCGCGCCATCGCACTACGGCGGCGTGCCGCAATGATTCTGGCGCGGCCGTCATCAACCTTGAACGCCGATGCGCCCAACTTGTCATCCAACAGGTTGCTGTTTGGCTTTGACATACCGCTGCCCTCCGTGAGCGGAATTACCCGGCTGTCCCACCCATCGAGTTCGGTGACCTGATTGGCCGATACCTGAGGGCGGTGCGGCAGGGGGAACGTGCGGTCAAGCGCTTCTTGTAGTTCGCCGGGGGTTGGGATCTTGCCGATCTTGCTCCGCCCACGCGTCATGGACTCTTGCTTGCCCGCCTTGTCGGTCAGCGAGGCGATCAGGTCGTCCGGTAGCCCGCCGTGAATGCGCAGCACCCACGGCACCCAGACCTCACTGTTGAACTGGTTGCTCGACCCCAGTTGCAGCCAACGGTCCACGCGGTCCAGCTTCATCTGGAGGATCTCGTGATGCTCCAGCTCCAGGATGGGGGCGACCGGAGCCATGTGTAGGGTGAAGCTGTTTTCCGGCTTGCGCACATCGAGTCCGCGAAACGCAAGGTCGATCATGCAAACGCGAACCAACTCATGCAGGAACGACCTTTGGAGGCGGCTGGCGCGCTTGGCGAACGGCTGGCTCTGCCTGCTGAGCGACTGGCCCTGGTTGTAGCCGCCCTCACCGCGCAGGAACCCGTGTGGGAACCCGATGCCGTTGGCGAGGTCTCGGTACTTCATCTCCAAGTCGCGGAGCAGGTCGTTCTGATTCGTCGCCGGAAAATTCGTGATCTCCGTCGCGTTGTTGGGGCCGCGCGGTAGCACCACGTCCTTTGCCCCATCGAGAGGGACGCCGACGTTGGTGAACTGCTGCGCTGACGGGTCGACGTTCCACTCGCGATGAAGGCGACGCTCCCAGTCGCGGCAGACCATGTAGGCGTCGTCGTGACTCATCCCGGCGGTGTCCATCAGGACTAGGAGCCGGTCAGGCCGGCGAAGCAACCGCTGTACGACGACTTGGTCGAGCATGAGCTGAAGCTGTCGCCAAGTGATCCGAGCGCCCCACAGGAAGCTGGACTCAGCCCCGTAAATCTCGGTGAGGTTGCGCGGTGGTAGGCGGAAGTGCGCGACCTTCCAGTACGGAACCGAGTGCGATGCCTGCTTCTGCGCCTCACCACGCTCATCGGCAGGGGCAAACGCGATGAGTCGCCCGATGTCGTCTTCGATCCGAGCAATTTGCCAGGGCTCGTACGGGCGCGTAGCCACGATGCCCTCTCCGCGCGCTGTTGCCAGGTGCATGAACACGTCGCCGTCGCGGGCCATCGCGCGGGTAATCTGGGGGGCGCGTTCCTCCCACCGCCCGCGGGCCAACCCGCGCTCTACGAGGTTCTTGATCTCGGCGTTCTTGGCTGTGACCGACACGATGCTGTTGGTTTCCGGGTTGACCTGGCAAGCGTCGTTCGCGAACTCGTCAACGACACGCGCGATGAGCGCGTCGTAGTCCATTTCGCGGTGGTTCTCGTACAACTGAGTGCGGCTCTCCTCGTACGCATACAGGCCGAGCGCCTTGTACATGCTGCTCGCGGTGCCCGCGCCTTGTCGTAGAGGGTCGCGTTGATCCGCCGCCCTGCCGGGTGTCCGAGACACGCGGCGGTCGGGGAGACGGTCGAGCCCCTGGATGGCCTTCAGGTTGGCGAAGGGGTGCAGGACCATCTCGGAAAGGGTCTGCTTTCGCCAGTTGAGATCGGCCATCAGCGCACCCCCACTATTTGCTTGTCGCGCGGTATCACGATGGCTCCTTCATCCACTTCTGAACGTGCGGCATATACGCCGCCAGCTTCTGCGTCAGCGCCGCGCGGGGCGTTGTAGCGGTTGGGGTTTCGCCAGGCCGCACCTTGTCCATGATGCATGTGAACGCTGCTCCGGTGATCGCGTCCATGATGTCCTTGCTGCCTTTTGAGCCATCAGGATTCTTGTCGCGGTGGTCGACCTTGTCCGTCTGAGCGTTGTGCTCCAAGCCTATGATTTCTTGGTAGAGAATAACACGCCGCAAAGCCTGGGCCTCATCTCCCCATTGGGCCGGGAGATAGCCCTTAGGGTAAGGGAGAGCGATCCTGCCCTCGCTGAACACCTGCCTCACGACCTTGTAGGCTTTCGCGGATCGGTCCAAGGACAGCGGCTCCGTGATGAACGACTGTTCGCGCAGGCGCTGGAGCATGTCGAACGACTGGTACGAGTCAGCCGTGACCTTGCGGACCCAAAAGCCGATGCGGCGCAGCCACTCGATGAAGATGCGGATCTTCAGGAAGTCGATGGCCTGTCCGAACGGCCCACCCTCCAGCGCGAGGTAGAAGTCAACCTCGATGTCCTTGATGACGACTTGGCCTCCAACCTGCGCCTCGTCCTCTTCGTTGGGGGAGTCATCGATGTAGTGCGCAGCGGGGTGGACCATCGCGATGCCGGCCCTGTCGGCATCCTTCGACTGGCCGAGCGCGAGGTCCAGGTGGATGTACCTGGGTGCGTTCGGATGGCGGAGGGGCGCGTGTTGGCCCATGTGGATGCCTGTGACAGCGCGATGGTTGAAACCCTGGCGGATCTGGAAGGTGGAGCCTTCGTAGCAGGGGGCGGTCTGCGTGGAGAACGGGAATGGCAAGTCGTCTTGAAAGCTGGCCCGGACGATCTCCTTACGCGCAAAGAACGGTGTCGCTGCCGAGGACGGGACATCCGCCGTGAGTCTGAGTGCATCGTGGATGTCGTCTACGAACTCCTGGAAGTGCGTGACGGGCACCTCAAGCGTGTGTTCGGGTGGATAGTCCTTCTCCTCCACGTTCAGGTCGGGTGAGACCACGTACTCGCCGTCAGCCTGCTGGAGCACCACGTCGAGAATGACGGGGTCTACAGTGTCGGTGCCCTTGAACACGCGGAACACCGTGTCCCCCTCGCGAAACCCGCCCTCTAGCCCGTTGTCGGGGTCATGGGGGTGCTCGTAACCCAACGGGTTGAAATTCCAGCGCGGGCCGCGGATGACCTTGACGCCGGGGCGGCCCCCCATCTTTACGATGCGCTGCTCTAGGAAGTCAGACTCGGTGCGGGTCTGGGAGACGAAGCACGCTACGCCGGGGATGTCGCCGCCATACTGCACGAAGCGGGAACCGAGACGCTTGCTCAACTCGCTCACAAGCTCGCGTGCGCGCTTCGCCGTCTGGGTGCCTCGGTCGTAGTAGTTCAACTCGTCCGCCACCACGGCGAACAGACCACGGCCGATGGCGTGGATCCGCTCCGACCCCGTCTCGACCAGGATGCGCGTCTCGCCCTGCTCCCATTGGATGGTCTCCTTGCCGTGCGGGCTCTTGGGAAACACCTCCCGGAAGAACGGGGAGAGGCCGACCATCTGGTCCCGGAGGACGTAGAAGCCGACTCGCTGGATCTGCTTCTTGGTCATCGCGTACAGCCCGAACGTGATCTGCGTGCGTGGTGCGAGGCCATAGAACCGCGCCGGGTCCTTCATGCACGCCAGGCGGTGGATCTTGTACGAGAGCACGAAGCCGGTAGCGAACGTGGTTTTTCCGAGTCCCTGCGCTCCGGTCAGGATCAACTCGCGCACCCCAGAGAACGGCTTGCAGACGTCAACGAAGATCGGCTGCCACGCCGGCCAGCATCGCATGTGGCCCATGTAGTCGGTGTGGGTCAGGAACGTCATCGGGTCGGCGGGGATCCGCTTGTAATCGACCGAGTACAACGCCTCCATCGTTGACGTGTCACCCCCCATCACCTGTTCAGCCTGGCGGAGGAACCATGACCTAGCTGGGGGAGTCAGCTTCCGGTACAGGTTTAGAGATCCTGAGCCTATGGATCTGAGGGTCTGGTAGAAGGCTTCCTGTTCAGGT